GACATTATCCAGTTTACTGATGCTAATAACAATGTTATTAAGAACATTGTACAATACGTTACATTACCACAAGATACAGAGAAATCTAGAATCTATCTAGACTATGCTCTACCTGCCGACATTAATAATGCCACTATTGTAAGATTACGTCCTAGACTATCTAATAGTGCTGCTACCCTGGTATTTCCAACTGGTAGTAAGCAAGTAGCATCTCTAGTTAGTGATTCTTCCGATACTAAGTTTAAGTATCATGTCAGAAAAGATTTTGTTACTGATCTATCTGCTAGTGGTGGCAACTTAACATTTACTGCTCAACTACCTGTTGGTACACAGACATTTGTTAGTTTCAGTGAAGAGCAGTTCCTAGTTACCGTTCTTAGTAAAGGATCTTCCAGTGTTGTAGAAAATGGTGATGTAATCTTTATTGATCCTAGATATATTGAGGTAGCAGATTCAGTTATTACTGCTAGTACTGTTACTGCTGGTGCTTTGAGAATCAAGAATCTGCCATCAGATTACTTCGGTAATATTCTTGATGGTAACTTCCCCAAACTAAAACTAACTGCTACGGTTGAGATCGATAAAGCACGTCCTAGACTTAAGAGTGCTATAAGAAACAAGCGTGTAGTCATTATTTCTTCGGGTGACCGTGTAATTCCTCTAAGAGGTCAAGATTATGATTCGGATGTTATTGAGACATTCTCGTATTCTGATGTATTCAAACTGAAGTATGTCTATGAAGGTACAACCACTAACCCACCTGTAGTTGATACTGCTGGTAATCTAGTTAGTGGTACTGATGTAACTTACAAGTATAAGTTTGACAATGGACAAAGAGACACATACTATGATGTTTCCAGAATTGTATTGAAGCCTGGTTTTGATGCTCCTACTGGTCAACTAGTAGCAGCGTTCGATTTCTTCGAGCATTCTCAAGGAGACTTCTGTACCGTTGACTCGTATCTTCATGAAGCAGGTGTTCTACCTGACGAAATTCCTCTATTCAACTCTACTGTTAATGGTGTTATCTCTCTTAGAGATTCCATCGACTTCAGACCTAAGGTTGATGGTAATACAACTATTACTGGTTTCCAAGATCAATCTATTGTCGAGAGATTTGATACTACCGACTATATCACATTCCTAGGTACAGGTGGTATTCCAACAGGAACTCCTGCTTCGGATTCTAACCTATCTTATACAGTATCCTTTAGTGAGAAGCAATATCTGGATCGTATTGACGGTCTATTCCTCACTAAAAAAGGAGACTTTATTATTAAAGAAGGTAATGCTTCGCTGAACCCATCTAAACCAGAACCATTAGATGATGCTGTTTCCCTTTGCTATCTCCATATCCCTGCTTATACTAACAATAGTAAGGATGTAAGAATTGTTCCTGTGGATAACAAGCGTTATACCATGAAGGACATTGGCAAACTGGAGAAGAGAATTGAGCGTTTAGAGTATTACACCACACTAAGCATTCTTGAGCAGCAAGCACTAAACATGCAAGTTAAGGATGAGATTGGTCTAGACAGATTCAAATCTGGTTTCCTTGTAGATAATTTTGAAGCACACAGAACGGGCAATCTTAAATCTGACGATTATAGATGTGCTATCGACAGTCAGCAGTCTGTTCTAAGAGCACAATCTAAAGAAGATAGTTTTGTTCTTAAAGAAATTAATACTAGAGATGACCAGAGAGCAGTCTCTGGATATGTAATCAACGAGGGTGTTGTTACACTACCTTTCGAGAATGTAGAACTACTGAGTAACAAAAATGCTACTAAGACTATCAACCCAAACCCATTTGTTGTCATCCAATATGTTGGTGAAGGTGTAATTACACCTCAGCAAGATTCTTGGTACGATCAGGGTATTGCTCCATTAGTTGTTGACTCGAACACGAAACTGAATTCTATCTTCCTAGCAAAAGATGTTGTAGCAGATGCTTATTCTAGTATCTACAACTCATTCATTGTTAACTGGTGTGGTACTGATGCTGGATTCCTACCAATAGAATCCCTTGCTAATATTAATAGTGAAGACATTGAATCTACAGTTCAACCTGCTAATGTTTCTAGTTCTTCTAATGTAAGTCCACAGAACAACGAAGTAGGTAAAGGCGTTTCAACAAAGACTATTGGTGGTAAAAAAGTTGCTACTTCTCTACAGTTCTTTGCTAGATCAATTCCTGTTAAGTTTGTGATGAACAGACTAAAACCAGACACTGCTGTTTATGTGTTCATGGAAGGACGTAACGTTGGACGTTGGGTCATTCCTGATAGTCGTTTTAGTGGTCAAGCAGGTAACTCCCTTTCTACTTTCGGAGCTCCTCTTGTTACTGATTCTAATGGTAACCTATCTGGTATTATTTTGATTCCAGCAGGTCTCCCTCCTGTATCCAATACCAGATGGACTGGCAATGTAGATACTGTTGATTATGATCAGACTGGCGAAGAAATCAGATTCTCCACAGGTACAAAGACCATCAGATTTACATCTGCTTCTGATGACGCTGATAAGAACGAAGTTGATTCTTATGCTGAGGTCAAGTACTATGCTTCTGGAACTACTCCTTCCAATCCACCTAGTATTACATCAACTGCTACTTCATTCTTCAAAGCGAATGAAGGTGTACAACTAGTTGATAGTAATACTGATAACCCTGTCAAACCAAATCCACTTGCCCAAACGTTCAAGATTGAGAACTTTGATGGCGGTCTGATGACAACTGGTGTTGATCTGTTCTTCAATAAAAAGAGTGAGACTATTCCTATTAGAGCATATCTAACAGATGTTGCTGCTGGAAAACCAGGCAAAAATATTGTTCCTGGTACACAAGTATCACTAACCCCAGAAACATACCTAAGAGTTTATGTAACTGGAGAGACTGAAACTGTTACTGTTAACCTTGATGAATTTGTAACTGGCAAAACCTCCAATGCTGCTGGTCCTATTGCTAAGGTATTTGATTCTAATTTGGTTAGAGTTGGTGATGACACAAGTAGTTCATTCCAAATGAATAAGGAACAGGTTTACACACTTGTTCTTGGTAATCATAATGGAAGTACATTTGTGGCAAATGAGTCGCTATCAATTCCTTCTGTCACGGCATTCAATGCTACAAACAATACTACCCTAGGAATATTCATTGCTAAGGATTCGGGTAAAGTAACTGACTTGAGGGTTAGTGCTGTTGGTTCTAGTTATGAGACTGCTTCTATTGTCATTGAAAGTCCTCAGTTGCCTGGTGGATCCTCAGCAACAGGTTCTATTTCTGTCTCGGATGGAAAGGTATACAACTGTGAAGTTTCGCTTACTGGAAGAGGTTATACCGAACCACCATCAGTTGTTGTCAAGGGCGTAGGTCTTGGTGCCGCTGGAGCTGTTATCGAATCTATCATCGAGATTGATACACCTGCTGTAAGAATGGGTGTTGCTATTGATTACAGTGGTGTAACAGAATCCATCACTCCAACTAGATTTAATTTCAAGCATCCTGTATATCTACAGAACAATACTGAGTATGCTCTTACTATCGAGACCGACTCTATTGAATACGAACTATGGGCGTCAGTCCTTGGGGAGGAAGAGATTTCTACAAGTAATATTGTCACTACACAACCTTCTCTAGGTTCTGTATACAAATCTCAGAATACTGATGACTGGACAGAAGATTTATTTGAAGATATTAAATTCATCATGTATCGTGCTGAGTTTGATACTACTGGTGGTGAGATTGAAGTTACTAACGAAAATCTAGGTTATGAAAAATTACAGATATCGCCTTTCGAGACTAGTGTAAGATCTGCCACTAATGCCACTTCATCACTATTCAAGAACAATAATTCCGTTGTTAAAGTTTATCACAGAGATAATGGTTTTGAAGATACTGGAAACTCTTATGTATTCTTCCAAGAAGCACAAGATGTTGGCGGTATCTCTGGAGTTACATTGAATCAAAGACTATACAAAGTTTCTAATTCTGGTATTGATTCTTATAACATCACAAGTCTAAACGGTGCTGGATCTAGTATTATCGGTGGTGGAAATACGGTTCTTGCTTCCTACAACAGAAAATTCGAGCGACTATATGCTCAGGTTCCATACCTACAACTAGATGGTACTAAAATTGAATCGTTTGTTGCTACTACTGACGTAGTTCCTGTCGATTCTAATACTAAGAATTACCTCTCCTATAGTTCTGTTGATTATGAAAAAACTTTCTTAGGTGAAGAGCATTTCTTTACTAATCAGAAAATGGTTGCTTCTAGAATCAACCAAACTATGAATGGTCTACCATATTCACTTAAGTATAAATTCAAGTTAACCACAGATACTTCTGTTCTATCACCTGTACTCGATCTACGAACTGCTACTGTCAAGACAGCTAGCAACAGAATTGAAAACGCTACTGGATATGAAGATAGATATGGCAAGAGAGATCAAATTGTTACTTTCCAACCTTTGTATTCACTTGCCTTTGCTGTAACTGGATCAAATGCTGGACAGGTTG